TTTGTCCCCGACAGGGACGGCCAGGACCGTCTCGAGGTAATCGACGATGAGCTGCTCAACGTCCGGCGCGATCCAGGGCGTGACCACGGGTCACCTGCCCGCGTCCAGGGCCCGCGTCAGGGCGCCCGTCCTGGCCTCGGCCTCCCGTGCCGCCTCAGTCACGGTGATCACAGAGGCCCTGGCCCGGGTGCTGCCGACATTGACGGAAGCCTCAAAACCCTCACCGGCGGCCTGGGCTATCTGCTGTGCCCGGCGGAGCAGTTCATACTGGACTGCCGCGCTTTTGAGGATTGAGCCGATGGCTGCCGTGTTCAGAATGACGTCCATGACTAAACCGCCCTCCAGTCACTGAGTTCGATGTAGACGCTGTCCAGCCGCCCGGTGGGTGAGGCGACGATCCTGGGCCTGCCGTAGACGGCCAGGTCCAGGTCGGGCTCCAGGTCCACGCGGATCCGGTCCCCGGAGCGGACGTCCGTGCCCGGCGGCGCCAGGACGGTGAACCTGACCTGCTCGGCATCGACCCTGCCGTTTTCCTCGGCCGAGACGCCGGGGACGATGGCGCAGCCGTCAATGGTCCGGTCAGCCTCGGCATTGTCCCAGTCGTCGTACCAGGAGCCGTGGTCCTTGACCCTGGCCGGGCGGCTGATCGTGATGCTGTGGGCAGCAAAGGAAACGAGGCTCATGTCAGCCGGTCACCGCCCAGGCCGAGCCGGTACCTGTCCACGGCATCAGTCCATTTCTGGGTCACCCCGATGGTGGACTGCAGGCCGTAAGTCACGGACTGGCCGATGGCCGACTCAGACTGGACGCCGATCGGCACGAGGGCCTGGACCGCCGCCTGCTCCAGGACGGCATCCTGGATGGCGCCGGGAATGACAGCCCAGCCGTGCGTGAATGTCACCTCGATGTTCCCCAGGCCGTCAGGCCAGGCGCCTGTCGTGCGCCGGAGCACGCCGGCCGCGGCCGAGATGCTGTAATCGGTGACGGTGACGCCGTCCACCTTGACGCTGATGTCCGTGCAGGGCGTGCCCGGGAGCAGCAGCGTGATCCCGCCGTCGCCGTCGAGCAGCACCGTGTCATCCTCGATGAGATGCACGGGATGCCCGACGGCGGCGCGGAACCTGTTACTTGCCCGTTCGAGTGCGAGCAGGAGCTCCGGACTTGTCTCGGGCAGGCGCGTCAGCGTCGCCAGATCCGCCGGCGTCGCCAGATACGGTGTCGGCATCGTCCTTCTCCTTCGTTGCCTTGGCCGGCGCCGCCTTCTTGGCCGGTGCCGGGGAGATGCCGAGCCGGACCAGGTCCTCTGCCCGGTACCGGATGCCGCCGACGATCTGCATTCCTTCGGTCACCATTTGTCAGCTCGCTTTCGTGATCCCGGCTGTGCGCAGCGCGGCCAGGAGCGCGTTGAGCTTTATCGCGACGTCGTCAGCCGTGTTGCCGGTCGCGGGAAGGTCCGCGATGACGGTGGCGCTGGTGCTGGGCACTGCCGCCGTGCCGTCTGACTTGATGAGCGCGATCTGGCCGCGGCTCTGTGCCGCATGCGCCGCCGTGGGGGCGATGACCTCCATGGCGGCTGTTGCCTGGTTAGCATCTGCCATCAGTCAGCCCGCCTATGCCGTCAGGTCCACGACGCACAGCTTGGCGGCGTTACGGACGAGCTGGACAGCGCGCTTCTCGGCCCTGATATAGACCAGGTTCCGCTGGGCATAATCTTTGTGCTGGTTGAATGCTTCGATCGCGAGGGCCTCGAGGTCCAGGAGCTGGATGGTCTTGAAGTCACCGATGATGGCCTGGCCCTGGGCAATCGACTGGGAAACGATCCGCTCATAACCCCAGACCGTTCCCGGCCCCTGAGTGAACGGCCCGAAGCCGAGGTACCGGCCTGTGCTGTCCTTGAGCAGGTCGAAAGCCTCATCGTCCGCCGGGTTCATCAGCACGCCGCGGATGGTCGCCCCGGAGGTCGTCAGCAGCTTCGTGATGGCCTTGCGCAGCGTGGTCGGGACGTCCGTGGCAAAAGCCTGCTGGAGGACGCCGGTGGTGGCCAGGATGCCTGCCGGCTCGTCCGCCGTGCCGGCGCCGTTGAGCAGGATGTCCTCCGTGAGAATTTCCAGGTTCTCCGTCAGGGTGGAGTTGATCAGCGATGACATGATGCCGTCATCGGTGAGTTCCTGGTTCGTGACTTCCGCACCGTCAGCGTAAGTAAACGCCTTCGCCTCGGCAGTGGTCGTCGTCAGCGTGGACAGAGGCTTCAGGCCCTCGGTCGCGTCCGTGCCGGTCGTGGTCAGCGCCTCGTTGACCAGGCTGGCGTTGTTGACCTTCGTGACGATCTGGCGGTACTGGAACCACGGCAGGTTCGTCCGGCCCCTCGTGATCACGTCCAGGAGTCGCCGCGGCGGGCGGAAGACCAGGTCATCGACATCGCCGATCCGGACCGCCCTGGCATTGCCGGTGTCCGGCGTGTTCAGCGGATCCGGGTCAACCTTGCGGACCTGGATGCCCGAGGCCTTGATGGAAATGGGCGTGCCCTTGCCGACGCCTGTCGGGTAGGCCTTGCGGAAAGCCCGGTACTGCTCGGACTTCACGAACGCCTCGCCGACGCTGACATTCCTGCCGTCGCCGCCGGGGATGTCCTCGCTGGACGTCAGCGGCTGGCTGCCGTCCGAGGCAAAGGACAGGGCATCGGAGATGGACTTCTGGCGCGTCACCAGGGCCGTCAGCTCGCCGTGTTCCTTCGCGATCGCCGCGGCGCGCTCGGCGTCGGCGTCCGTGAAGTCGTCCGGGTGCTCCAGTGCTTTCTCCCGCAGCTTCGCCGCCTCGGCGGTCAGCGCTGCGAGCTTCTCCATGGGGGTCATGGCGTGTTCTCCTTCTCTAACTGGGACAGCTCGAGCAGCGCTCGAACACTTGGGGTCAGTGCCGCCTTCGCCGGAGGCGGCACATCTGCTGGCGGTTCCGTGGCGGCGGGTTCCGGTTCGGCGGCGGCGATGATCTCGCCGAGCTTCGCGTGGGCATCCTTGAGGGCATCGACGTGTTTCTGGGCCAGGACCCGGCCCTCCTTCGTGACCAGGACAGGCGCGCTTTTCTCCATGGCCTCCCGGATCGCCCTGCCGGTCTCCATGAACTTGCGGATACGTTCCGGCGTGGTGGGAACAGCCGGCATCCGGGTCTTCACGGACAGCAGCTCCGTCTCGGCATTCGCGCCCTTGAAGCAGGGGCCGGCCTCCCAGAGGTCGATGTCCTTGATCCGCATCGGCGGGAACCACCAGGAGCCGTCCTCGTCCTTCTCGATCAGCTCGTAGTCCCGGACCATGCCCGAGATCGAGAACTCGACGATCACGCCGCGTTTCATCAGGCTGTGGACCCGTGCCGCCTTGGGATGGTCCAGGTCCAGCAGGCCGGTGAGCTTCAGGCCGGCCTCTGTCTCCTCGGCTGACGTGTACTCACCCAGGAAGGCGTCGGGGTCGTCGAACTGGTGGGACCAGACGACCGGGATCGGCCTGCCCTTGATGACCCATTCGGCCAGGGTCTTCGTGAAGGCGCCCGGCTCGACGATGTCGCCCTGGGAATCCTCGTTGCCGAAGGCCGAGACGATGGCGGTGAACTCCCCCGGCTCGCCGCCCTCCGTGGTCCCGGCAGTGGCCGAAAAGGTCTTGTGCATGCTGATCGGATCCATGGCCGGGCCTTCCTTAGTCCAGTGGTTCGAGCGGGGCGCTCGGGTTTTCCGGCCCCAGGTTCTGGGAGCCGGTGTCATGCGGGGATGCCTGGCCGCCCTCGGTCACGTTCAGCGGCACGATGAGCTCGTCGGTGCCTTCCAGGAACGGCAGGTTGAGCTTCGCCCGGCCCTCGGCGCGGGTCATGACCGGGCCGCCGATCAGGGTGGACAGCAGCTGGGCCTGCTCCAGGAACGAGCCGTTGATCGCCGCCTCACGGTCCTGCTCGACGTAGATGGCCGGATCCGCATCCAGGCTCTTGACCAGGCTGCGGTTCACGGCCTGGAACAGCTCGGTGAAGATCGGCCCCAGGGTCGGGCCGAACAGCATCTGCCGGAAGGCCGCGATGTTGGAGAACGTGCCGGGCCTCGCGCCGACCAGCTCCGGCGGGATGTGGAAGGCTGAGGCGACCTCAACGTCTGTGAGCTGCCGGCCCTCGATGTCTTTGACGTCCTTCGTGGTGGCGCCGTCCAGGGTCTGGTAAGTCATGCCGTCCTCGAGCAGCGGCGTGCCGCCGGCCCGGGGCGTCTCACGCCAGGACCGCCACGTCTGCAGGAACCTGTCCCGCTGCTGGTCGCCCCAGCGCGGCGCCTCGGCCGGCCGCTGGAGGACGCCGTTGATCTTGGGCGAGTTGTCCCACTGGGAGTT